CTCTTGCCTGTTCTATTGCTAAGCAAGTAGAATTATATTTTGGTTCATTATCAGTAATTTCTTGTTGAGTCTTTTTTGCTTGGTCTTTAACTTCAATAAGCATTGCAGTCTTTAATTGTTTATTAATCTCTTGAGTACATGTTGGACAATCATCATTATTTTCAAAAAACTTAGCTGTATCAACAAGGTGTTTCATAACATGATTACACTTACCCTTTTCAGTAGTTAACTCATCTTTTATACCTCTTAAAGTTTTTAATTTTTGTTCAAGTCCGTATGGATATTTTTCTAATTCTAATCTAAATGCTTCAAGTTTTTCTTCACAGTCTTTAATTTCTTCATCAAAAGATTTTTTTGCTTCTTCATTTATTTCTTCTAATTGGTTAAGATGTTTTTTCTGATATCCAATTTTATCCCTTTGTGCATCTACCGATATTTTAGAATTCCTTACATGTTCCTTAGTTCGAGCGTTTCTTTCACGCAGTATAACCTTCATCTTGGAAAATATGTTTATATCTAGGAGGTCCTCGATGACATCACGCCTATCATGAGCTTTTAATTGCATAAATGGTATAAATGAGCTAGAACCAAGGACAACTATCTGGTGAAAGGATTTATGATTCAGCTTAAGAATATTTTGTTCTAAAAATTTTTGATAGTCCCTCACGTTTGTTTGTTGGTCTATCATTTTATTATTTTGCCATACTTCAAATATGTTTGGTCTTATTCCTCGTACCACTTTAAAGCTATGACCAGCTGTCTCAAACTCTACTGATACCTCACAACCTTTTCCATTAACTGAATTTATTAATCCATTCTTATTAATATTCCTATGTGCTTTACCAAATAAAGCAAAGGATAATGCATCAAGAATTGTTGACTTACCGGACCCATTACGCCCTACAATGAGAGTAGACTTACTCTTATTTAATTGAATAGTTATTGGATTGTTACCAGTTGAAAGGAAATTTTTAAATTGCAGTTTCTGGAATTGTATCAAGTTCTGTCTCCTGTGGTGTTTTTTCAAGCATTATATTTAAACCAATACTTTCTGTTTGCTCTAAAAATACATCACAATTATTATATAGTGCTGCTGCAAAATGTCCAGTCTGAAAAAGCTTGGAACCCTGCATTTCTTCTTTAGTTATATCATGTTTTTCTTTAGCTAAATTTATAAAATATTCACCAGTGCCTGATAGTGTTCCACAGTTTGTATTCCACCAATCAATACCACCAAGCACCATCATTACTAATTCCCTATCTTCAAAATAAGTTCTATATTGTTCTTTATCAATTACTACAGGCTTTTCTTCAATAATTTCAACTACTACTGGTTGTGGACTAAAATCAGTCCATTCAACTTCTCCCCATACAGGATAGCTTATTAAAGCTAAAAAACCTACTGTAAATATAAATTGATATAATGTCCATATAACCCACTTGGGTTTAGACATTATTCTGTGGTCGTACCACTCTCCACCCAGCCTTCGCATCCGGTCTCCGTATTGCTTGTACATTCTATAATTTCTTTATCAGGTGCCATGCCTACTAAACCTTTCATAGTATTCATTCGCTCTTCGAACATTGCGCAACCACTCATCAATAGTACCACTACTACTGCAAAAGCTAAAGCTACCCATGCTAATCTGTGTCTCGTTTGTTGTTTCATTATTGTATCTCCATATCTAAGGCATCGTTATACAGAGAGTTCATAAGGGTCTTTAACTTATCCTTATTCAAATCTGTATTCACACCATCTATATAACTTGCCATTAAGTCAGTCGTATTTTCTATATCTTCTATATTAGTAAGAACATTCTCACCTAAGAATTCAGAGAAGTTTTCAGCTATCTTTAGATCATGTGTTTCAAGCTCTGATATTCGTTCAATTAACTTGTCAAACATAAATGGGTTCGACTTATTACCCACTATAACCTTAACAAATTTATCTATACATATATTTATATCAAAATTACTATAATCTTGAGTTGTATCATCATAATGTATTTTTTCAAATAATTTTAAAGGATTTGGTATTGCTTCAATTTCTTGTGTGTCTGTATCAAGTATGTGAAAATATTTTTGGTCTCCAGCATCTGCCCAAGTAAATTCCATTTGAGAACCAAGATATCTTATGTTGTCCTGTTGACTTGAAGCATGATAATGTCCAGATAAAACTAAATCAAAATGTTTAAATGGGTCAGCGCTCATTCCTTGATTCCCTGGTTGTTTAATACCCCTCATCATTTCAAAGTTAGATAATTCTAAATGAGCTAAAAGTATTCCTTTATTCTTTTTTACAAACTCCATTGAATGTTTATAATTTTGAGAATTAATCCAAGGGAGTAAATGAATATCCAATCCATCATAATTTAATGTGGAAGGCTTCATTATAATATTAATATTTTTTGTATAATATCCTAAGAGTTCTTTAAGAGAACAAAGTTCATTTGTATTTTTATGAAATACATCATGATTTCCTGGAACTATATCCATAGTCATACCATTTACTGTTAATGGTTCAAGAAAATGTTTACGATTAGCATTTAATGCTTTAAAGTTTACAAATTTTCTATGGTCATAATAATCACCAAGATGTATTATATGTTCAATATTATTTTTTAGACAATATGGAAAAAAGATTTCGTTAAAAAATCTCTCTTGAAAATCTATAAATATTTGTGAGGAATTCCTGACACCACAATGGGTATCATTTAATAAAGCTATTTTCATTTTGTTTTAGTATTTGCGGGATGTTTTTCAGTATCCATTTTAGAATAATAATGTTTACCTTCAAATGACCAATGAATAACTCTATTTTTAAGTTCCCTCGAGGAAAATGGATGTTCACGATTATTATAAAATATTTCTATCTCTAAGTCATCACCAGTAAAAGATTTGCCATGATAATCTGCACCAACAAATCTTATATCAGGTTTTTTAAGCTTAAGCATATTAATTAAATCCTCTTCATTTTCATATGGTATAATCTCATCAACATATTTAACACCTGATAATTGAATATGTCTTTCCATAAGACTTTGAACTGGAAGTTTACCACCCTTTTTAGGTGCAGTATTAATTCCACATATAAGATAGTCACAATACTTTTTACATTCCCTAAGCATTTCTATATGACCTGCATGTAGCAAATCAAATGGTGAACAAGTAAATCCTATTTTCATTCTTCCTCCTAATCTATTTGATCTAAATACTTAGTATGAAATTCTCGTATCTGACCATTAATCAAAATAACTTCTTCTAATAATTTTAATGGTGAACCTTTTCTAGAAGCAGAAGTAGCAAAAGCTAATGTATCTTTTGGAAGACACATACCACCAAATCCATGTTTCCCATCTAATCCTGGAACCATCATATGACTTGAACCAATTCTCTCATCCATTGCTATTAACTCTGTTACTTCATCAAATCCTTCATCACAATACATATTCTTTAACTCATTAAAAAATATAACTTTAGTTGCAAGAAAACAATTAATAGCATATTTTGCATAACATGCATTTTTTATAGAAGTAAATCTAACGGAATTCATTCGTATACCAGCATTCATAAATATCGAATACCAATACCTAGCATTTTCACCACCAAATATAGTAAACTTTTGATTTAAGAATTCTTCTTTAGAGTCAACTTCAGTCAAAAATTCTGGATTAAATGTTAAGTCTAAATCTTCTTCAAATAATTCAGCTAATTCAGGTGATATGGTTGACTTAATAAGGATAGGTACTGCTGGAGCTACTGAACGTATTTCTGTATGGTATTGTTCAACCATCATATCATCACATTCACCTCTTGCTCCCTGGGGTGTAGGCAAACATATTATAATGCCATCATAATAACCATAATCTGAATAGTCATTAATACCATCATCTAATATATTCATATCCTTTGGTGGGTCTAAGACTTGTATATAATTCATTTCGTCTTTATTAAGACCATTATATACGGCTTGACCTACAACACCATAACCAATAATTAATATATCTCTATGAGTCATCCATTACCTTTTCCAAACCTTTTTTCTTTTTTTCTTTTTCAGTTTTTGAAAAATCTTTTATAGCCTTATCAGTTTCCCTAACTCTACTTATCTTCTCACGAAGTGTATCAAGGAATGTTTGGTCAATAGGACTATTAATATCTATAGCTGAAACAAAGTCTTCAATATTTGCTTGCTCCATAAATTTGAATTTAATATCAGCTTGTTTTTTCTCTTTAACGATTCTTCGTATAAAGGCAAAGTAAGCTATTTGAGTAAAATAAGAGAATGCATTTGGTTTGCCCGTGCGTGTGGATGCATCTATTCTATAATTATATATTGCTTTAAGACAATTCTCTACTCCATCCATAACCATTTCATCACGATAAGTATACCGTACAAAGTTTGGTTTATGGGAAAGACCTTCACAGATTTTCATAAAACATGTAGCAATATAATCAGTAACTACAGGATTTTTTTCTCCTTTAGCTTTAGCATCATTTGCTTCAGTTACATAATCAACTACAGCATAACTAAACTGTCGATTATTTACGTAATGGGGTTTCTCTCTAGGCTTAAGTTTTTCAGTCATACTATCTCCATTTATAAGTACATTATATCATAGTTTCTATTGAAAGTAAACAGCAAATTATTTTATATTTTTTTTCCAAAATCTGTTTACTTTTGTCTATTTATATGGTATAATAGAATAGTATATTCGGGGAGACTAGATATAGGTTCTAGTGGACTGAAGCATCCCCTCTCATTTTACGAAGTTCAGCTCTTTCCCGTTCACTAATTCCACCATGTCTAGAGGAATCGAGGATAGTTCTCATATAGTGTGCTTTAACATCTAAATTAACATCTGTAGTTAACATAATATTAAAGTCTTCTAATACATGTAACTTACTTTGAGCAAATGGCAACCAAGGAGTCATAACAAAATGATGGTCATCTTCGATTATTACAGTCATAGGTTCTTCTAATCCTATTAATCCTTGAGGAGCATCATCTAAATCATGAACATACGCAATGATAGATTCGCCAGATACTAATTTAAAGAATTTGACGGGAACATCTTCTAACCTATCGGGATAATTATTTACATCTATAGCCATACTAGTATTTATAATAATTTAACTTCATGTATCTTAAATTTAAACTTTTCTTTAGCATATATTTTAACCCTTTCAGCTGAATGATTTAGGGTATAATTCTTTTTAGATTTCCAATGTAGGTCATCTGATATATCATATAATGTAGTGTCTTGATTACTTTTTCTTAATCCTCTACCAATAGACTGTAATACTCTTATCTGACTCTTACTAGGAGAGGCGAAAATTATATTATGTAAATTAACTATATTAACTCCTGTAGAGAATGTACCATAAGAACATACAAGAATAGCGTCCTTTTCTTTCTCGGTGATAGCTCTAATTTCTTCACGTGTATCAGCTGCGACCTTACCACTTACGAAAAACACCTTTCTTTTACCCATTCCCCATAGTCCTTTAGCCGCTTCATCAATCATTCTAAATAATGGTTCACCATGCTTCTCTACAAATTGGAATAAGATTAATGTATTACCCTTTTGGTCTAAAGCTAAATTCTTAATAAATTTATTTCGCGCGTCACAGGTGACTATATAATCTACTTCCTCTTGGTACTTCATACCATTTACTAATTTACATGCCTCTTCTTTATGCTTAAGAAGTATAATGTCAATTGATATATTAGCTAAATCACCTCTGTCAATAAGTTCCTTTGAGGTTGTTATATTTTTATGGGGACCAAATAATCCTTCTAATACAAGCTTATGGGTTTGTGTACCATCAAGAGTACCAGTCATGCCAAATCTATATCGTGCCTCAGTGCATTTAGTTAATATACTAGTAAGAGACTTAGCTTTAAAATTATGTGCCTCATCACCGATAACCATACCAAATTGTTGAAAATAAGATTTTGGTTGTGTATATATTGATTGCCAAGTAGATATATAAACTCTTTTCTTATTATGATACTTATAAAGTCCAGCCATTATTTCATGACAATTATCAGATGCATTCCATTCTTTTTCATGTTGAGAATACTCTTCAAAGTCACCATACATTTGTTTAACAAGGGAAGTGGTAGGTACTATTATTAATACCTTGTCCTCATTAGTTGCTAAAAAATATCTCATAAGGAGATATATTATTAATGATTTACCTGAAGCTGTAGGAGATACTAGAAGTCCTGACCTAGTTCTTAATCCATGTTGAATAGCTTCTATCTGATAATCTCTTGGTATATATGGTATTGGAATATTATCAATCCAAGATATATCATCATTATAATCCATACCAGGAAGATTATATTTATGAGGTGGTTCTCTTAATATAGATATAAGTTCTATATTTCTTTCTAAACAAAAAGCTTTTATATAACCAAATAATCCTGAATAGATTGATTGGTCACGCATATTAAAGAGACGAATCTTTCCATCCCATAATTTGTTTCTAAATTGAGGTGTGAACTTATAATTAGGGACATAAAAAGTAAATGCCTCTGCTAGTTCATGTAATATTCCTTTATCATCACAATCAATATAAAGGAATGCATTATCTTTAACCTTTACGGTTATTTGTTCCACATTAATTTAGTGTTGGTTTATCAGGTGTTTGAATTATATCCCGACTTTCTAATATATGTTCAGTCATTAATTTAAATTCATCTTCAGATAACATGGCTTTATAAATTTTCATTGCTTGTGCCATCATTATTCCTGCAGCCAAAAATGGCTCATGATTTCTAGTTAGTTTTTCAAACTCTTCGTATAACTCATCCATTATTTAACCTCATCTGGTCCTGGGCCGTGGTCTTCCATTGCCTTCTTTTGTTTCGCTGTAGGTTTTTTTGCTGTCATACCATTAGGATTTTTTCCAGTGTCAACCAATTTTCCTTGTGGTCCATAACCTTTACCGAAAAAAAGTTCAGTTAAGGTTGGCCAATCTTTACTCCAACTATACATATTTTATCTCCTTATTCAAAATTTATTGTATTTTTATCATTGAATTTTTTAAATTCATCCATGTATTCTTCTTCTGTTAGCTTGTGCCAACCACAACATCTGCCAGTAGGTGAACGACCACAACTACATGGAAATTTATTATGTGGTGGAATACCTTTAATCTTACGTGCCTGCTTCAAATGCTCTCCATTTAATTATATTACCAATATTTTGATGTCTCCATCTAATAGTACTTATAATTTCTTCAAGAGTTTCTATAAGAATTTTATCATATTCTATACGTGCTTGCATCTTTTGTATATCTGTATCAGCATCGTAATAGTAATTCATATCTCCCTTAAGTGGTTTATTTAATCCACCAAATGGGTCATATTCCCATTGGAACATATCAATTTGTTCTTTACTTAATTTCCCATTATAATATAGCCACTTATCTTTAAGTAAAGTTTTATACTCTAAGTCTTTTTTCTTTTTACCCATCTTAGAAATGGTAATTAATTCTAAATATTTACTATGTATACGTGCCATTTTAACGGTAGTATCATCTAATTTTAAATCATCTATTATGGAATCTTTCTTCCACATTTCTAGAACTTGCTCAATATTCACCCTTGACCTCTATATTTTTTAAAAGAAGCTCTCTTATTTTTATTCATAGATGAGGTTTTAATCCACCGTCTACCAATACTAGTCTTCTTACGAACACCATGCCATTTTTTTGATTTAAATAAAGCCATTAGTATATTATATCATAATTTAATATTAATGTACATAGCTATTTAAAATAATCTTGCATACCACCTTCTCTAACAGTATCTAATGTTAAACAATGTAGTCCACCATCCCAAAAATTTCTATGTCTAAAGCGACAATATATTGGTTCAATATTATATTGTTTTAATTTATTATGAACTTCCCTTTGATAGTTTAATGATAAAATAGTTTCTTCATTAATTGAAAACATATTCACTTCAAATATACTTTCTTCTGCAAATCCAACCCATTCATTTAACCAAGAGTCTACAAATTTAACAAACTCTGGATTTGATTTAGCTTCAGGATGCCACCATCTTCCTCTTGTAATAATTCTTTCTTCAGCCCAGCTTTCATTCATTCCCCAATGCATAATATTTGGGTCTTCTATTTGTAAAATATCCCATCCAGGTAAAGTATTTTTAAAAATATTTTTATCAACATAAGGGGTACAAACAACTAATCCTGGTTTAGGTAAATTAAATGTTCCATCATTATGTCCACCAATAACTACATTTGCACCTTCAAATATTGGATAACGTTCTAATATTAATTCAGATAAATCAGGACATGCTTCTTGATCGATAATAAGTCTATTACCTACGCGTGTAATATATGGTGCCCAAAATTCATATGGTTTATCTTCCCAATAATCAACAACACCTGGTTTAAATAAATAATGTGCATCTGATTCAGCATACATATATCCACCAAAACAAATTTCATTTCCTAAAGTTATATAATAATCTCTAGGCATAAGACATGGTTTAGGCATACCTTGTATTTGTCCACCATCAGCAGCAGCTGCAATACTAGTAAATTCTTTTGAATTATCTGTAGCTGCAAATTGAGCTATAGTATTACGAGGTGGTTGTACTACATCAACACCTAAATCCTCTAATGTTTTTTTAATATTATTTAAATCTTCATGTGTTTCATATAAGATTTGCTGTAATAAATCTCTAAGCTTTGGGTCGCCAATATCTTCAAAAAATTCTGGCTCAAATACATTGCCAAGGATAACTTGTTTTAAAGGGTCCCATCCATTATATGCATTAGCTTTTGTTACTTTGTATTCTTTCGAATCCATCAATTTTCCACCTGCCATCAATCCATGCTACTGGACTCATAATTTCTAATCCATCTATTTGATTTTTATACTCATCTGCTCCACCAATATATAGATACTTATATCCCCTAGCTTTATAATATGCACACTCGTGCTTCAAGCTTGCGATACCTAATTGTAACTTAGGAGTTTCATAATCCCAAGCAAATTGTAATGCTTCTGCATTCTCATCATCATACGTTGCTATCATACTAAATGCGATTAACTTACCTTGTTGATAATATCCATGAATGTCATTATCTTCATATTCAGACTTGAATATTGGCATGACGCTATTAAACTTATGATAATTACAATATTTATAATATATTTTATTAAGCTGTGTAGAACATGGCCAATGTATTATGTCACCAAGAACCATACCAGCCTTTGTATTAATAAAGATATTATAATCTGTTTTCTCTAAATTTATTCTAGCATATGAGTAACTCACTACTTTCTCCAAATAACTACATCATCTAAATTTTCTTGGGACCAATTATCATAATAACCCTTTTCTTTAAGTATATTACTAGCTTCAGTTAATTTACTCAGCCTTTGTACTAATATTAAACTGCATTTTCCAAAGTTCATATGTGTACCATTAATTATTTCAGGACTATGTGGGTGGTCTTCTAAAGCAACAAGGTCAGCTGGCATTACTGTATTATTCCATTCCATTACCAAATGATGTAAATCATAAGGTGAATAATTTTCAGTAGCAGTATATAAACATATAACCTCTACAGAATCATCCCAAGTATTAAATATATTTGCTAATTCTTCACTAACGTTATCTGTCTCTACATATTTAACTAATGCATTTTTAGCGTATGGACAGGGGGTAGTATTTAGATTCTCATTATGTACTGAGACGAATTCATTAATCCATTTTATAATTTCTTCTATCATAATATAAAGTATTTATTATAAGAATTCGTAATAGGAATATTGAAATGTTACAACCGCAGTTAGATATTCTACATCAACAGTTGTAATATCAAATGGTAATGATGAAAGACTTGTCGGATAAGCATCAATAAAATTAATTTGTTTAGTGACATTATTAGCAGAATTCATTATAGTTAAAGTTAAATCTCGTGTATGATTACTACCAATTATTGCGTCTATATGTTCTGTTTCTGTATTTAATTTCATCCAATCATAAATTTCTTTATAATTTAAAAGATCTTCATCAATCAAATAAGATACTTCAAATGCACCATAAGCTAATTTGTCTCCAGCCATTGCAACATTTACATTTTTAAATGGTAAAGGTGCACCTTCAGAAGTAACATCAGGAAGCATCATAGTTTGCACTGTAAACTCCACACCAGAATATGTCTGTGAGTCAAGTGTTAATACGAACGATGATGGATTTAAAAAGTTTGGCATATATGTATTTATAAAGAAAAAACCCGGCTTTCGCCGGGTTTAGTTGTATATTTTTTAACAGATTACAGGTTAACAACCTTACGTTTTCTGTAATATACGTTTGCGCCTGCACCAGCAGTAACAAATGGGTTGTCAGCCAAACCGTAACGAGTTTTAAATCCGATACGTGGTTGGAAGTCAGACTCACCAATTGTCTTCATCACGCTTAATGGTACA